ACATCAAGTTCATAACTATAAGTACCAGGTGATAAGTATGATGTAAGTGTTGAATCTGTTGTTCCAGTGTTAGTTTTTCTATAAGCGGTTCTAGTTACATTAGTAGTACCACCATTGAATATACGTATACTAGCTTCACATATCATAGTACTAGGATTTGTTGGTCCTATATATACTCTAGCGAAAAATGCCGCAGTTTCTCCAACTATCGTAACAGTACCAGTAATATTTGCATCAGTATTACTTTGCGTATTAGAACTAAAAGTGACTGAATTTATAGAAGGATAAACAACTGTTACGTTATTTTGAACATATAAACCACTTGCTTCTGTCATTCTAACTGTTAAAAAAAACGTTCCTTCTAAGAAAGGACTTTCAGCTGTAAGTAATCCAGTTGAATCTATGTTAAAATTAGGATTATTTACACTCCACGTTAAGTCTGAAGTACTATTAACGCCATTAATATTTGATCCATTTTTTCCTTCATACTCAAAAATAAAAGTTTGACCAGTAGCTTTATTAAGTATAGCAGGTGGTGTGCTAGTAAAATATGGAGCTACATTCGTTAAAGCTCCAGTTACATTAAAACTTCCTGAAACCTCAGGTGAACCAACAGTAGCTCTTATGTTAAATATATAATTATTCAAATTTGCAGCATTAAAACCATAGTAAAAATACTTATTGGCTTTTGTTCTAAGTCTAAAAGTAGTTGTACTAAGAGGTACTGGTATTATTTCAAAACTATCAAGAACAGATATTCCATTTAAAGTTTGTGCACTCACGAGCGTTACACTAGTTGGGGTTATAGTACTATCAGCTATATCTTCAAATTTAAAATCAGTAGAAACTGCAGTTAATGGTGGTACGGCTTCGGTAAAACTAGGAAGTACTAAGAAATCCCTAATGTTAGTTACACTAGCATCAGCTCCTAACTGTATCGCTGTATTTAACTCACTTATCAATCCAACAGAAGAGGTTTCCCAGTATATATCAAGTCTAGATTCAACTGCTTCTGTTTCAAAAATTGATAAATTTATAACATTCGCCGCGGTATTCGAAGGCAATACACCCAACTGCGAAGGTGTTGATATTCTAGCTATAACAGGATTAGATGTTACTTGATAAAAATTATTAAAATAACCTGGTAATGGTTCCGGTACTACACTGTTAAAGAATAAAGTGTTATTATTACCTATCGTACTAACTATAGAAAAAGATGTACCAGGATAAAACATTTCATTTTTCCAACCAGTACCATTATTGTTATTTACTCTTGGATATAGTACTACACTACTTCTAAACTGTAATTGAGATGGTCCAACTTCTGTTAAATCTCTAGGTACTTTATTGATATTATCGTTTATTAAAACAGCATGAGATGTTTTACCTAATTCTATAGTAGGAGTTGATGGGTAAGAAGCCATTGTTCCAGGAAGATATACATTATAATAGTCTTGCTCAGTTTGCTTTACAACTATTTTATACGAATACCAACCTAACGGATTATACAAAGGATTTGTGTAATCTTCATTGTATATTCCAGGCCAACCAGTGGCTACATTAGGTTGTTCTGGACCTATAACTTCATTAAATAATACTTTTAAAGAATTACCAGGCCAATAGGAAGGTTGCGTATCTGTGTTGTTTGCAAGTGTTAAATAAGGTGCATATAAAGAAGAACCACCAAAAGTTGTACCAGAGGTTTGTTGAGTTGTCGAAGCCGACAATATAACACCAGATTCTCTACCAAATCTATCACAAAGAATTATTCCAACCTGATAGTTTCTATTTTGTTTAACTGAATGATTTGGATATTCTTTTATACTTGTTCCACTTGCACCTGTAAATCCAAAAGGATATTTAATGCCATATCCAACATTGTAATCTAAATACTTAGGATAAGTAAACTTGTCTTGATAATTACTATATATAACTCTATTACCAGCAACTTCTTGACCTAAGGCTTTAATTGGAGTTTTGTCATAAACTCTTATTAAATCTCTTTCAGGTAAAGTTTTAAATGGTTTTTTAGATTGGTAATTATAACTATATACAGTTGCTGAAGTATTAAAAGTTCCTCCAAAAGAAGGATTTACTGGTATTGAATCTACGACGTTTACAGATAATTCATTTGCATCTTTATATAGTATTTCTATATAAGATATCTTACACTCAGAAGCAAGTAAATTTGCAGCACATGGTAATTTTATTTGCAGAAATATATCATTAACTTTATTTCTCATGAACTTAACTATCGTACTTCTATATGTGTCTGCTTCATTATCTGATATTGGAGAAACACTTCCGTCATAAATAAAATAACCATCTTGCTTTGGTATATATGCAATCTGAGTAAAAGGAGCCATTATAGAATATTCTCCATCTTCAAATTTATATCTATAACTAAATCTTATAAATTTATCTTCTAGATAAGTTTGATCACCAGCAAAAGCATTATTGTAGTACGGGTTGTTTGTACCGTCAGGTAAAAGTTGACTAGTAACATCGTACATTGATGTTTCATACTGATCAACAGTCGTATTGTTTAAATTAGTTATACTACCTGTAGTAAATGTAGTTAGTGAAGAAATAACAAATGAAGTTATGTTTGGTGCGGTTATAGTAATACTTGTTACAGTACCTTTAACAAAATTAGACGTACCTACTGTAGCGGAAACCGTAGCTCCAACCTGTAAATTATTTGAAGAAAAAATAGTACCAGGAGTTATAGTAGCCGTATATGGTCCAGTACCTGTAACGGTACCAACTGTAGCCGTTGCTGATAATAAAAGAGTTTTAGGCGGAGTGAGTTCACTTAATCTATATAATTCCATAGCATAAAGAGGATTCATTTTTGCTACGGATATTTGTTTTTCAAGTGTATAATATGTTGTACTTGATGCCGCTTCTTGTACGTTAATTCTTCTAGGTTGATTTCTATTATCAGTCCAAAACAATAGTTTTTCTATCAAATTAACACCTATTACAGGGTTTAAAGTAGAAAAATTTAAAAAAGCACCACTCACTAATTGAGTAGATGAACTGTTTAAACTATTGTATACATACACAAAATTATTAGCGTTTTCATTATATGTACTGCTATTATTATTCGTTAAGAATATATATATACTGTTGGTAGAGTTATCAACAAATGTACCAATACATTGCAACCCAGTTGTACCAGTTAACGTATTGAAATCAACTGCTAAACTATTACCTAAAACATTCTGCAATGTTCCTACGTCTGAATTCTCAGATCTATTTATCTGTAAATTTAGTGCATAACGATATTCGTTTGAAGATAATAATCTATCATCTATGTCTCGATTCATTTTTGCACCGAGAAAATTATTTTTTATTTCAGCCATTTAATCTTAATGTTTAATCCATTTGTATTGGCCACGTAATACTTTAGTAAATTCTTCTAATTTTATATTAGATAATCTTATTTTAGCATTACGTATCTTAGCAAATTTCTCTTGCTTTAATCTTTGTACTAAGTATTCAGGTTGATTTAATCTATTGGATATTACAGAATGCATGATATATGCATACATTGCTTCTTCTGCTAGTTTAGGTACTCTAGTATCTAAATCATAAGCTAAACCATCTGATATGTATTCTAATAGTATTATAGAACCAACTAGGTCACTACTAAATGATATTTTACCTTCTCTATCGTTTATCATGAATACACCATTAATATTGGCATTAGCGGTATCCATGCCATATCTTTGACCTAGTTTTCTAGATATATTATTGTTGTTATAGAGATCAGAAGTAAAATACTCTTCATTACTTTTTAATTCATTAGAATGATTAGCGCTCCATCTTTCTTCTATTATAGAAGTACCTGATATATTCTGATCAAATGTGTCTTGTACTGGTATACCTTCTGTATCTTGTATTGGCATTGTGTATGGCGTTCCAGATAACATGCCTGGATATATAATATGCTTAACTCCGCCTTCGTCTATTCTAGATATTTTAACATAGTTAACATAGTCTTGAGGTATTACTACATTTAAACTTGGAGGTACAGTTAGTTCTTGTGATTTAATACTTTTAAGTACATCATAACTAAATTCCTGTAAACCACGTTTTGCATGAAATATAACATCTGTTCTTTTTATATCAGATATTATTTTATCAACACCAACATAAGCCGTCATGAAATTATTGACTACGTCATATAGTTTAATATAGGCGTAACTACCATAATTTTCTTCAACAATAGTACCAAAAGCATCGTTATTACCATACTTACCACCTTCTAGTCTTTTTAGTTGAACTAAATATATATTACCAACAGTAGCGCCACTATTTAAAGTTATAACACCATCTTTAACACTATCAATACGAGGAGAAGTAGGTGTAGTATAATATACTAATTCTGTAAAAGTAACTCCATTGTCAGTACTTTTATAGAATTTAAAGTTATTTAGTTCATAGTCATCGTCATCTACGTCAGAGGTTTTCCATATAAATGGAGTATCAAAACCTGAAAAGTTAAAAACTGTTTGCCCTGCGGTAGCAATAATACTTTTTGCTCCTTCGTAATACTGCCTATTAGTTTCTGTAATTAAACTCATTTGTTATTATGATTTTGAGTTGATTTGTTCTGCTTGTACTTGTTGAGCAGCCATTTGTACTATTTGTGGATTTTGTATTAAAACTCCTGAATACATAAGTATTCTTAGTATGATATTAGTTTGTTCTTTCTCGTGTATTTCAAAATCAACAGAACCTTGAGGAGGATTTCCAGGTACATAAGTATTAGGATCATATATATATTGACCTCTACTACCTATTGTAAAGCCCCATATTGGATCACTTGGTTTCTTTATATATGTTGCGGATACTAGACTAGTTATAGTTTTTGGATATACGTATAACTTATAATCTCTGTATTCAAATATAGGAAATTCAGTTGTAGGTTTTGTTAGTTTAGATAAGTTTATTTTTAATAATTCATTAGGTTGTACTCGTTGTACTTCTATTTCATTATCATATATAACTGTACCTAATCTATATACCGTATCAGGTGTAGTAGTTAGTTGAAAGTAGTCAGCAAGTAATGGCATAGTGCATATAGCGTTTCTTTCCATTACTGATATTTTTTCTTGTATTTCTTTTATATGATCAGCATATTCACTATCATTATCTGGTATGCGTAGTTGTTGACTTAATTCGTTAAAATATTCATTAAATATTTCTAACTGAACTTGTGTAGCTATTTTATTAAACTCACTTGGAGTAACGTAACCTCTTTGCTCTTTGTTTAGTATTGACAAGACTGTTTTATAAACTATATCTACATTTACTGCCATATTATATTTATTTATTATTATAATAATATTTAGGCAGTTATTGCAGTTTAAAGTACAATAACCGCCTAAGTATTAGTATTACACGTTATTTAAGTTTTTTCTCTATAGACTTGAAGATTCCTATACCTTCATCTGTCTTAAAAAATGCTGCCATAGCTGAGTATGGATTCTCATCAAAAGGAACAGTCATTAATTTTCTATCATTCTCTCCCCAATGGAAAGTTCTTTGATCTTGTGATAATCTAATAATTCCAGATTCAGTAGCTCTAATAGCTAAGTTTCTTAAAGGAACATTGTCATCATTTGCTAATTCTAGAAACAAATTAGGATTTCTTCTAGCCATTAATAGTAAATCTCTTTTTATCTCCTTAGAACTCATCTTATTCACTCTAGAACCAACTTCCACACGAACTATAGCTTCTGCTACGTCAATATCCATGTCAAATGCAGCATTCATAGCTTCTACTTCTAGTTCTAAGTAATCTAAATCATCTTCAGCTTCCATTGTTGGATCAAACTCCGTGTACTTAATGTTTAAACCTGGATGATAAATAGATAAAAGTTTTTGTAGGTTTTGTTTTTCTTTAGGCACGTTTAGTACTCCATTTAAAAACATAATATGACCTAATGTTGCTTGACCTTTTTGTTCACTAATTAAAGGTGAGTTTTGATTTGTAGCGTATCTTATTTCTTCTTGATCACCAGTTTCTTTATTGAACCATAGTAACGGATACCTAAGAGTATGCTTACCTTGTAGTGTATAAGTTAAAGGTACTTCACTTTCAGATATTAGATATGTTCTATCTTTTATCTCCCATTTAGGTTTAGTATTTTTAACTTCCACTGTCTTTTTAGTTACAGTTTCCTCTGTATATTCTGCGGTTGATACATTATTTGTATTAACACTTTCTAATTCTTTTGTTTTTTGCGTTGTCGCCATAATATAATATAATTTAATAGTTTATTTTTTAAAGGTAATAATTACCCCTATCAGTTCGACAGGGGTAATACTACCAGGTTTTTATACTGAAGCAGTAAACAATACGAAATTGTTAGCAGCTTGAGTAACTAAACATCTTTCAGACAAGAAGTGTACTTCCATTGCATCAAGATTAGAAGTGTAAGCACCTCCGACAGATCCAGTGATCCATGTTTTCATACGTCTATCATCAGCTTGATTAGCTCTGTAACGAACGTGTAAGAATGGACGACGAATGTTAGTACCTAATTGTTGATCATATACTGTAGATGTTCCAGCAGGGATAAGTACACCATCGATAGATGTATTAGTTAAACCACCACGAGTAGAAGCATCGTTAAGATATTTCCAGTCAGTTTTGTAGAAATCGTAAGAACCTCTACGGAAACCAGAGAAACCTAAGTTCAATGCCATTTGCTCAGAGTTTTCAAACAAACCATAAGCAACACCACCAGCAGAACCCGCAGACAATGAAGCAAGCATGTCATCAAAGTCAAGAGAAGTAGCTCTGTTCAAGAAGAACATGTTTTCTTCAATTGCTCCTTGAGTATCTAAGTTTTTCAAGATTGAATCGAAATCATTAAGACCAGAAGCAGCAGTAAAGTTGTTTACAACATTACCTCTTTGTCTAATAGCAGCAAAAAGACCTTGTGTACCTTTGTATTTAGCTGTAGCAGAAATACCAGCAACACCAGAACTAGGAGCAGCAAGTTCACCTTCAATTACTGACATTTCCAAGTAATCTTCAAAACGAAGTCTTGTTTCAGCTTCAGCTTTCAAATACCATAAGAAACCTCCAGTACCATCTTCAGTAGCTACTTCAACCCAACCAATCTGAGCAGTGTCAGATCCAGAGATTTGGTATCTTTCTTTGATGATAATAGGAGAATTACTGTACTGCGTGAAAGATGGAGTAATTGATTTAAGGTTAGCATCATCAGTACCTTTTCTAAATTCAGAACCGTAAACAAATACTTTTAAGTTAGTATTAGAAGCACTCCATACTACAGAACCTACAAACAAAGATTGTTGAGTATAAGTAGCAACAGTAATAATAGCTGTAGCAGTAGATGGTGATCCAGAATAAGTTCCAGTTGTTGAACCAGTAACTAATACTTTCAATTCTTTACCACTTGTTGGATCTACAACTACAAGAGTTTGTCCAATAGAAATAGCATTGTCAACAAAAGTAGCACCTGGAGTTGCATTACAAGTAAATGTTAAAGTTGTAGCAGTTGCTGCAGTAACATCATTGTAAGCAATGTGCAATCTGTTTTGTTCAGACCAGATGATTTGATCAGAAGACATAGGCATTTCAGCACCTACCATACGCAAGAATCCAGAAAGAGTTCTATTTCCATAACGTTCTACTTCTGCTTCATAAATTTCTGGAAGATATTGTTGTGCAAAATCATTTCCAGAACCATCTGTAAAATTCAAATAGTTTGAATCTAATGTTTGTTGTTTTTGACTCGGTTTAATAGTACCGAATGCTGGTGACACGTTTGCCATAATTTTTTAATTTTAATTGTTAAATTTTTTTGTTTGTATTTTTAGTTTTGAAGAATCAAAACCACTAATAGATTTAACTCTTAATCCATTTATAAAAACCTCTCCAGATGTTTGTCTAGGTTGACTTAAACTTGGATTTTTAGAGTTAGCAACAACCTCTCTTACGGCATCAGCTTTACCTTGCTCGTAAAAATGTTGTGCAATTCTATCAGAGTTCATTGCAGTGTATAGAGCCTTGTGATAATTCTTAGTGTCACTAACATTTCCTTCTTTATCCAGGAACTTCCCGATGAAATTGTTAATGTCTGATTGTTTCTCTGCAACTTGTTCGGTATTTTGAATGCCATATCTAAATCTCTTATCTCCGACATTATATTCAAAACCTTTGAATTCGTCATTAAATAGATTTTTTGTAGCTTGTTTGAACCGATCGTGTCGCATTTTTGACTCGTCTTCATTCTTCTTATATCGGTTGAAAAAGTCAGAAGCTTCTCTTTGTTCTTGAGTTACGCCGGGTCTCAACTTGATCTCCTCGTAATATTTACTCTTTATTGACTCTAAATAACTTTTAGCTTTTACAACCTCTTCTTTATAAGCAAGTTTCTTTTTACGGATATCTCGCTCTTCTTCTATATCCTCATCAAAGAAAAAAGTATCTTCCATAAGGAATTGTATTTCTTCTGCGTCTAGATGAGGTTTTGTTGATTTGTAATATTCTCTTAACAGTACATCTTCATTAACACTTGAATAGTCAGTATTTAATCTAACATAATCTTCAACTGTTCCACCAGTTTCTTCCATGAAAGTAACTAGTTTTTCAATATTTTCTGGTAATGGTTTTCCTGTATTTATTTGTTCTTGAATACTTTCTTTAAGTTCTTCTTTTACTTCAATTACTTCTTCACTAGTGATTTCTTCAATAACATTTTCAAAGGTCCTTTGGTCTCCTTGCTCCATTTCTCGCAATTCCACTTCGGGTTGTTCTGCGCGTAACACGCTTTCATCTGTGCTTTGGATTTGAATGGCATCTGGATCTGTGTTAATTGTTGGTATTGTTACTTTAGTAATATCTTGTTCTACTACTGGTTTAGACATATCTACCTTAATAACCTTGTCTTCTTTATTTAGACTTCTAGGTCTTTTTGGTTTTGACATCTTAAACTCTCCTTCTTGTGTTACGATTTCTGACATAATATAATATAATTAAATAGTTAACTTTTCTTAAAACTCTAAATCTTCAAAATCTTCAATTTGATTTGTCTCGAATCTTAGAGGTAATGCATTATTTTTTCTTTGATTTATAAGTTCTGACTGTTGAGTAGCTTGAATCTTTGTTCTCTCATCTTTCCTATCTTCTGCTGTTTGCAATTTACTAGTTTCAGAACCAACTTTTAACTGTGCTAACTGCATATTGTATTGAAACTCAATCTCCATTAATTGCTGTTTCATTTGAGTCTCCATTTGCATTCTTTCAACTTCAAACTGAGACTTAGCTCTTTCTATATTAACAGTTTCCTGCGTCAATGCTTGTTGCTTCTGTACTTCAAACAAAGCTGCTTGTTGAGCTGTCTGTTGATTCGCTTGCGCTTGTGCTTGTATATTAGCCATTTGAGCAGCTTGCATTGCTTTTTGCTTCTTAGTTTTTCTAAACTTAAGAACTTGATTTGCCATTTTTAGATTTTTAATCTGCCTAATATCTATGGCATCGTCCAAGTCTATACCTTGACTCTGTAAAGCAACTTGTATATTCTGCTCTAACATTGCTTTCTCTTCTTCGTCTGGTTCTAATTCTAAGTATATACCAAAGTCATGAAGATTAAGATTTTTTATTTCTCTTAACGTAGAAGTATTATAAGTAGTTATACTTTGTTCTAATACATGTGCAGTTAAAGGAAAATCTAAACAATCAGCTATCCTTAATGATATGTTCTCACATGTTTTAAGAGTTAAGTATAAACTAGATTGTAATATATGTTTAGTTGCCGTGTTTGATGCGTTAGCGGCCATTTTCTGCAATCCTACCAATGTATCTTTATCAACCATACTTCCGTCTCTAGCTTCATTAAGTCCAGTGACATCTCTTATCATTTGTAAATAATATTGATACGTTTGAATTAATGATGCTAATTTAGCCTGACCTGATGAACTAGTAAGTTCTTGAATAGGTATTTTAGCAGCGTTGATTCCACCTTCTTGTGTAAGAGATCTACCTACTATACTACCAGTTTGAAAATACATATTCAATGCTTCTGCTGGATTGTAATTAGTTCCATTGCCTAAGTCAACATCAGCAAAACCATCTACATCAACGAATACACCATCAGGAATCATCTTAGACATTACCTGTTGTATTTTAAGATGTGTTAGTTGAATCATATCGGCAAAACCAGTTATCTTATTAACTGTAGAATCAATCTTACCTTTATACATTCTAGGTGCTGTTAGTGAATAGTTCATTTGAACTTTTGTAGTATCAGCAAATGGACGAGTCATGTGTTCTGACATTTTCCACTCAAGCATAGTATTAGTACCTAGTATTTTAGCACCTGTATACAACGCTTCTATAGTTCTAGATATTCTATCAAAATTATCATTTTGTGGTGGATCAAATTCGTCAGTTTTTTGAATTGCTTTTTCTAATCCATTTTCATTGTATTTTATTTTAAATACTTGATTCATATATGTCTTATATTCAAAATATAAAACTTGTACAGTATTTTCGTCGTAATTACCCCATCCAGTAACGTATTGATTATTACCTGGCATATTCTGAATCTTCAATAACTCTTCTTCAGTTATATGTGGGAATTGTTTTTTTAACTCAGATATTGTAACTGCTTTTATTTCACCTACATAATATATATCATCAAAGTTTGGATCTTCTGTATACGAGTAGACTATATATGCTGGGTCAACATAATCTATTGTTATACCCTCACTTTTATTAAAACTAGTTTTAACGCAAGCTATTCCTAATACTGTCAAGTCATAATTTAATCTTCTTCTAGTTAAATCCCACTTGTTATTAGCTAACACATTATTTATTGCTTCTTCCTCGGCTATCTCTATAGATTGCTTATATGTTAGTTGCATGTGTATGTCTAACTCTTCTTTTGTTTCTGGAAGTTCTTCTTGTGGAAGAGGTGAATTTGAAAAATCCATTCCAGTTAAACCATTAGCTTTGTTTATTAAATCCTTAGAATACATGTCTCTAAGAATTGACTGAGCATAAGAAGTTCTTGCTTGTAATGATTCTGGATCTTGAGCGTATGCTTTTATGTCGTAAGTCTTTTGTGACATTCCATTTACGACTATATCAACGAACTTAGATATAACAGGTACTGGTCTCCAATCTAAGTTTAAATATGAAATATCACCATTAGTAGCTAATTCATCTTTATACTTTTGTACTGATTGTTCTCCTCTAGCATATAATCTTAATTGGTGAAAATTACCCCAATTAGAAGCATATCTATTGTTATTAGCTCTACTCTTGCCAAACCATTCTTGTTCTATAGCTCTAGATACCTGCAATCCGTATTCTTCAGATGCTTTTTCTGCATCACTAACGACTTGACTCGGAAATGCGCTATTAGTATTTGTATATACACTCATTTATTAATATATTTTTGATAAAGAACCATTATTATCGTATTTTTTTATTCCTAAGTCATAAACCTGTCTTACGGTTTTTACAGAAGGACTATATCTATGCTTATTACACGCCATTATAGCTAGTCCAGAACTTATAGAAGCATCGTGATCGGTTCTGTTATTTATATTAAATCTAGCCCAGTCGTTTAAAGTTCTATTGAAATATGCATTTCCATATCCAGTATCCGTTAATCCTACATGTTCTTCAATATATGATTCTATAGCAGAAGCGTGTGCTTGTTTTATATCTTCGCTAGAGTTAGGTATTCCACCAATCTCTCTTTCAGTGACAGATAAGTTATTCCAAACCTTATCAGGTCTATTCATTGAAAACCCTCTGTAACCTCTTCTTTTAAAATGATATAATAATCTAGGTTTATTATTCTCTGCCAATATAGGCATGCCATAAAAGATACATGCCATTAAAACTTCTTCAAAAAATATCTCTGCTGTTTGTGGTCTAGCTATATATTCTAAAAAGAAAGCATTGGGTGGTGCGTCTTCCATAGAAAACTTTGTTAATCCGCTTAAGGCTCCGTTAGATCCTTTACCATCTACTGTACCCGATATATCATAAGGGTCACACCCAAATGCTCCAATGTGTTCATTACCAGGATATTTAATACCATTCTTTATTACTATGTTATTCTGTAGTTGTAATGGTGGAACCCATGATATTAAAAACCTACCATCTTTGTTTGGATAGAATATAACTCTAGTATCTTGTATACCGTTTTCCCATTGAAAACTACCTTTTGTTATAATACCAGTATTTCTTAAGTCTTCATTATAATCTATCTGTTCGTAAATTTTAGTTAGATTAAAAAGAGATTGTTTAGCTTCATCTCTAAAAGCGTGTTGTTCTGTTCTTGGAAACTGTCTGTAGTATTCATTTAAACCATCTTGATCTAACTTAAGACCATCTACTTCGTTTTGCCAATGTTCTATAACTCCGTAATCTATTTCATTACCATCTACACCTTTTATTGGTTTGTCTGGCGTATCAAAAACCGGTATTCCATAAACATCTATAAAACCTTCGTATGACCATTCCATCGGAATGAATAAACTATATAATCCAGAACTTGTTTGTCCGTTCCTATTTCTTTTGGAAACATCTGAATTATAGTATAAAGTTTTAAAATTATCTCCACCTTTATCTAAAGCATTAGAAGTTGAACCCATCATGCATTTACCAATAACTCTACTACCTAACCTTAAAGTTGTTTTAGTAACTCGCCAGTTGTTTAATATATTATCTGGTCTCTCCCATTTACCACTTTCATCATGTACCAATAGTTTTAATTTTTCACCATCATAACTATTGTCTCCAGTATTCTTCCAGTCAATTGTTGTATCTAATCCGTCTAACTCTTCTAGTTTTTCATTAGAATCTAATTTTCTTCTAGTAAGTTTAGACGCTGGTATTCTATATGCTAATTCTGTCTTAGGTCTATCCATACCATCTTGGATAGGTTTAAAAAAGAAAGGATAGTTTATTGATATTGGAACTACTTTGTCTGTAAACATTTTTTTAGCATCTGCACCAGATTTTGATAATATACCAAATCTTGAGTCACTTGATATCGTTGCTAAGTTTACTAGTTCAGAAGAAGACATAAAAGAAAATCCAGAACGTCTATTTTTTAAATAACACATTCCATAACACCTAGGATCTGCTTTACAAGCTTCCCAGAAAATAAAAAATAATCTATTTGATTCTCTAAAATCAGGAGCACCAACATCAATCTTACTCCATTGAAGATACATATAATGTGTACCTGTTATATATGTTGGTTTACCATTATTATAAAAGAATAAACCTTCTTCTCTATATTTGAACTCATTGTCTATATAGTCGTACCATCTGTCTTTAAATGCATCAGGTTGTTTATTCCAGTCAAAAGTATTTTTTATTTTACTTATTTCTTTAGGGAAGTTCATTTGTTCCCAATATTGTTCGTCTTTAATTTTAGACCTTGAATAAGAATCTTCGACTAACGGTAATGCTATTTTTAAATTTTGGATTTCGTATATTTCACCAATCTTTCCAGTCTTACTAATAATAACCAGATCATTGTCCTTATCATACCCATACTTCCATTTCTTTAAACGATTGTTCTGCTTAATAACACTAGACTTAATATAGTCTGGCACTATTTTATATAAAGTTTGTTCGTACATTATTTAGATCTCCCTTCTGCAAAACCTTTAAATACTTTAACCTCAACTTCTTTATCTACTTCAACCAATAGTTTTTCTTCCTCTTCTATTCTACTAAGTATTTCAAATGCATCAAATATAGCTAACTTCTTTGTTGCCGCAGCATTCTTTAATTTATCCGCAGATAAATCATCGTCTCCATTGTTTAAAATAGCTTCTTCAGCTACCTTAATCAGTTCTAATACTGCTTTGTGCCCAGCTAGGATTATATTCTGCTTCGTCTCCTTTATATTCATACTTAATTACAATATCATTAGATTTCATACAATATAGTCTCTGCCCTTCAATGACAAAGTCGAATTCTCCACCTGGAGTGTAACCAACTAAGTCTCCCTCGTTGATTTTAAGTGATTCTAAGGAACTATTTCCGTATTTTAATATACCAATTAGCTTTCTCTCTTTATCACTTGTTAGATGACTAGTATTCTTGAGTGGTTTTATAAAACATCTGTCACCAAATGATTTCCAATCTTTTTCGCTTTTGTATAAGTATATCTGATCTATATCACAAAAGTAAGTATCATCTACAAAATATGCTCTACTGTTTTTTTGATTACCTCTAATATCATAGAAGCGTCTAAAAACATTATGGTGTATTACAACAAGATCACCAACTTTAATGTCAGTTGAATAAGCTAACGGAGTTGATATAACTTCCGCTAGATTATTCACAGATTTGAAACTTTCTATTTTAGTATTTAATACTAATTCTTTTTCACCAATCTTTAGTTTGT